ATATTGTATGGGAACTACCATCACCTACCAAACGGATCAAAAGATTAAGTCGTTAATTACTTTTGCAAATTCTGAAAGACTTAACGAGAGAGGAAAATATTGGTTATATGTCCACGCTTCGAACACTTGGGGTAATGACAAAGTTTCTTATGATGAAAGGTATTCCTTTACAGAGAGTAAACTTAACGAGTTTATAAGTTATGCCGAGCTTCCGCTGGATAATAAAGGTTGGAACTACGCTGATAAACCAATGGAATTTTTAAATACCTGTATGAATCTTAAACGACTTCATCAAGATAACGACTTCACCTGTAATTTACCTGTGAGTATGGACGCTACCTGTTCAGGACTTCAGGTTCTTTCAATTTTAATGAGAGATGAAAACACCGCTAAAAAAGTGAATGTCTTACCGAGTAGTAAACCACAAGATATTTACACAGCTGTTGCTGAGAAAGTAAAAACAGAAGTTGAACTAAAAGCTAGTCAAGGTTCTTCTGAAGCTAATCGTTGGTTGCAGTTTGGTATTACAAGGAAAATTGTGAAGCGAAATATTATGACTTATGTATACTCGTTAAAACCTTATGGTGCTAGACAACAAATCTTTGATGAATACAAAAGCATCATAGAATTTAATCCAGATAAAAAAGTTTTGGCAGATGATGGCTTTAGCGATTGTCGTTGGTTAGCTAAAATAGTTTGGGATAAAATGGAACAAGAGATTGATCTCGAGGCTCAGTTAATGAAGTGGTTTCAAGATTGTTCCAAACTATTTGCTAAAGCTAATATTATTATGAAATGGACAACCCCAATGGGTTTTCCTGTGGAAATGGACTATAGATATTTAATACCATTTAAAGTTAAAACGGCTATTAGTGGTTCGTTAGTTTATACTACTTATAGACGTGAACTTAATCGTAAAGACAGTAGGAAATATTCATCATCTGTGTCCCCAAATATTGTGCATAGTTTAGATGGGGCAATAGCACAGGCAGTTTCTTTGTATTGTAAAAATCATGAAAGACCTATTAACGATTTATTAATGGTGCATGATAGTTTTGCAACTAATCCAAATCGTATTGATGATTTACATTCTATTATTAGAAACGTAGTTGTTGATTTATTTACAGAAGATTATTTAGACGTATTATATAATGACTGGAAATCCCAGCTACCTTCAAAGTTACAAACTCGTTTAACACCACCGCCACAACGAGGTAATTTAGATATTAATAAAGTTAAAGAAAGTTTGTATTTTTTTAGTTAAATGGTTGCGATTGCGAGACTAATACTTATATTATGAAATCTAAACGAAAGGGCAATACAATGAAATTATTTGTTTATGGAACATTAAAGGAAGGCTACGCATTAAATCATGTGTTATCAAAAAGTAAAAAATTAGGTGAGTACATTACTAAGAAAAAAGGTTTTATGATGACAGGTTTTTGGTTTCCTTATATTTTTGAAAAAGAAGGATCTAATTATTCTATTAAAGGAGAACTTTATGAAGTTGATAAAGATGATTTAAGAAACGCAAATAGAATTGAATTAGGTGCGGGCTACGAGTTTAAAGAAATTGATAAAGATGTGTGGGGCTATGTTTATCCCAAACCAATTGATTCTAAATCTTTAAATATTATTACTAATAAAAATAAAAAATATTACGAATGGAGAAATTTTAATGATATGCGAGATTTGTAAAATTAGAAAAGGAGTTGTTTATTTTGGTAAAACTCTTTTCTGTGCAATCTGTGGTCTTGCATACTCTAAAAATAACTTTTCTTGTAAGTTAATAGTCTCGCTTACGAGATATTCTCACAAAGGATAACAAACATAGAGGCTCTCTTGGAGGTAAAACACTTATGATAAATGAAAAACAAATACACACTACTGAAATAGGTACAGGAAATTATCCTTATTTATTTACACCAGATACTCAATATGAGAAGAATGGTGTTTATTCAGTAAAACTTGTTTTATCCGATAAAGATTCAAAACCTATAGTTAAACTATATGAAGAAACTTTAAAGGCTAGACAAGAAAAAGAAAACACACAGAAACGATCACCTCATGATCAATACAAAGTTTTAAAAGACGGAGGTATTGAGTTTAAATTTAAGCTTAAAGCTAAAGTTACAATGAGAGACGGAACTGACTTCGAGCAAAGACCGAAGATTTTGAATGCAGATAAAACAGTGGCAGAACAACAAGCTGTTTACAGTGGTTCAAAAATGAAGATCGCCTTTCAAGCTATATCTTGGCACAACAACTTACAAGGTGTTGGTGTTACGTTAAGATTGAAAGCTGTTCAGTTAATAGAAATCGTTTCTGAAAAACCAAAAGGTAACGGAGATAGTAATTCGTCTTCTGATTACGACTATGGTTTTGAAGAAGAAAAAGTTTCCAACAATGTACCTAGTGGGAAAAAAGAAGTTTCCGTTTCGCAAGAAGCGGACTTCTAAGTATCGTAGTGGGCTTGAAGAAAACGTAATTAATAATTTAAAACAAAGGAAAGTTAGTTTTGGTTATGAACAACGTGTTGTATGCTACTTCAAGCCCGCCACGAAACATAAATACACCCCAGATATTGAATTGGAAAATGGAATACTTATTGAAATTAAAGGTTTCTTTAAAAGAGAAGATAGAAAGAAACATCTATTGGTTAAAGAACAACACCCAAATCTTGATATTAGATTTGTTTTTGGGAACTCAAAAAACAAAATCTACAAAGGTTCAAAAACAAGTTACGCAGATTGGTGTACTAAAAACGGATTTCAATTCGCAGATAAAATTATTCCTAATGAATGGATAACAAATAATCGGGAGGAACATGACAGAGATAAACGACAAAATTAAAGAAGTTATAGATAGTAATAAAAACAAAAATAAAATTGAAAAAGATTACAAAACTTTATTAAAAGAAAACGAAGATTTAAAAGAAGAAAAAAGAGTTTTGTATGTAAGTATTAGAAACTTACAAGACATGGAAGAAGCTCATAAAAAAGTTAATGGCGTTCTTCAAAGACAGATTAGTGAACTTCAATTAAAAATTAAAAGAATGGAAGAAGACCGCCTCAATGCAGGCAGAATGGGTGGTCACGATGAATAATGATGATGATAGTCAATTTGTTAAACACTTACCGTGTACGCATTGTTCATCTAGTGACGGAATGGCTTTATACTCTGATGGCCATACTTTTTGTTTCGTGTGCAATACTACTGTTCGGAATGATGATAATAATGTGGTGGTTACAAGCGATACTAGGACAGATTTACTTGACGGTAAAACCGTTAGTTTACCAAGTAGGAAACTTACTTATGAAACTTGTGAAAAATGGGATTACAAAGTTTCAGAATATAATGGACAACCTGTTCAAGTAGCAACTTATTACGATAAAAATAAAAAACCTGTATTTCAAAAGTTAAGATTTAAAAACAAAGACTTTAAAACTCTTGGAGATATAAATAAAGCTACACTTTATGGCCAACACTTATGGAATAGTGGTGGTAAAATTTTATGTATTTGTGAGGGAGAGATAGACACTTGTAGTTTGTCTCAATTATTTAATCATAAATATGCGGTAGTAGGAATACCTAACGGAGTTAACGGGGCAGTTAAGTCGTTAAAGAAACAACTCGAATATTTAGAAAGCTTTGAACAGGTCATCTTATTTATGGATCAAGATGATGCGGGTCAAGAATGTGCTAAAAAATGTGCAGAACTATTATCTGTAGGTAAAGCTAAAATTGCTACGTTTGCTCTTAAAGACGTAAACGAAATGTTAGTTAACGGGTTAGGTGCTGATGTCATAAAAGCTATGTGGGAAGCTAAGACTTACCGACCTGATGGCGTTGTTGCTGGTGAAGAACTTTGGGAAGTAATTAAAAAAGAAGATGAAAAAGCAACGGCATTTTATCCTTACGAAGGACTTAATAGAAAACTTTTTGGTATTAGAAAAAGAGAGATAGTTACAATAACTGGTGGTTCAGGAATAGGTAAGTCGTTAATGACTAAAGAAATTGCTTACCATTTAATTAAAGAAGGAAAAAGAATTGGAATTATATCTCTTGAAGAAAGTTTAAAAAGAACTTGTGAAGGAATAATTGGTTTACATTTAAACAAACCTATTCACATAGATAGAAGTAATGTAACTGAAATAGAATTAGAACAAGCATATAAAGAAACAATAGGTAATGGAAAAGTATTTTTATATGATCATTGGGGTTCAGTAGAAGAAAATACAATTATAAATAAGATTAAGTATTTTGCTAAAGCATTAGACATAGAATATTTATTCATAGATCATATTTCAATTATTGTTAGTGGACTAGAAACTAATGATGAAAGAAAAACTATTGATTTGTTAATGACTAAACTTAGAGCATTAACAGAACAATTAAATATTGGTGTTATAATAATTTCACATTTAAAAAGACCAGAGGGAAACAAAGATCATACTGATGGTTTAAAAACTTCTTTAGGCCAATTAAGAGGCTCGGGTTCTATTGGTCAATTAACTGACATTTGCATTGGTTGTGAAAGATCAACTTCAGATGCAGAAAATTCTAAAAAGACAACAGTAAGAATATTAAAAAATCGTTTTGCAGGAATAACAGGAATTGGAACTGTTCTTCAATACAATTCAGAAACAGGGAGACTTAAAGAATATGAAACAACCAATAATTTTTGATATAGAAACAGATGGTCTAAACCCATCTAAAGTACATTGTTTAGTCTTGCAAAAAGATGGAAAAGAAATTTCGTTCGTAGGACGGGATATACCGAAAGGTATTGATTTACTTGCCGACAATTTAATCGTGGGACACAACGTTATTAAGTACGACCTCCCTGTCTTAAAACGTTTGTATAATTACTCTCATAGCCCTGAGTTAGTCCATGACACATTATGCCTAAGTCGTCTTATCTACCCTGACATAGCAAATAGTGTTGATTTCAAATTGTTGGCAAGTGATCGAATAGAAAAGTCTAGTGTTGGAAAACACAGTTTAAAAGCTTGGGGACAAAGATTAAACTTTCACAAAGGAGACTTTGCTGAAGTAAATACTTTTGATGTCTTTACACCCCAGATGTTAGAGTATTGTATTCAAGACGTTAAACTAACATCATTACTTTATAAAAAGCTTTTAGAAAAAGGATTTAGTAAAGAAAGTATAGAATTAGAGCATGAAGTTGCAAACATTCTTAAACTACAAGAAGAAAAAGGTTTTGGCTTTGATGAAGAAAAAGCAAAAGAACTTCATGTTAAATTATTAGGTAGAACACATGATCTTAAATTAGCTTTAGAAAATAGATTCCCAGATTGGCAAGTTGATCTTGGAGAGTTTGTACCAAAAGTTAATAATAAAAAATTAGGATATACAAAAGGTGTAGCTATAAGAAAATCTAAAACAGTTAAATTTAATCCATCAAGTCGCCAACATATATCAAATAGATTAATGGAACTAAGAAAATGGAAACCTAAAAAGTTTTCTGAAACAGGTTTACCAATAGTAGATGAAGAAGTTTTATCTCATTTAGATTACCCAGAAGCTAAAGAACTTAATGAATATCTATTAATAGAAAAAAGATTAGGTATGTTAATTGATGGTAAGAATGGTTGGTTAAAAGTCGTTAAGAAAGGCAGAATACATACCAACTATATAACGAATATTACTACAGGAAGAATGAGCTCACGTTCTCCTAATCTTCAACAAGTACCAAGTATTAATTCTCCTTATGGTAAGGAGTGTAGAGAACTTTTTATCCCCTCTAAAAGTTATGTGTTAGTGGGTTGTGACGCTAGTGGATTAGAAGCTAGATGTCTAGCCCACTACATATATAATTACACGGGTGGAAAAGAATATGTGGATCTAATTTTAAATGGAGACATACATACTTACAATCAAAAGAATTTAGGATTAAAAGATAGAAACTTAGCTAAGACAATTCTTTATGCGGTACTTTATGGGGCTAGCTCTCGTAGAGTTATGGAAATTCTTGATTGCACAATGCAACAAGCAAAAGAAGTTTTAGATAAATTCTTTTTAGTCTTACCATTCTTAAAAGAAATTAAATTTGATATTATAGATAAACTTGAAGGTGTAGGTCATATCAAAGCTATTGATAAACGAATACTTACAATAAGAAGTAACCATTCGAGTTTAAATGCTTTGATTCAAAGTTGTGGGGCAATACTTATGAAAAAAGCTCTAACAATACTTTGGGATAAATTAAAAAATAAAGATGCTTTTGTTATTGCTAACATACATGACGAGTTTCAAATAGAAGCTAAACCTGAGATAGCTGACGAAGTAGGAAAGATTGCGGTAGAAAGTATTAAGGAAGCGGGAGAACATTTTAATCTAAGGGTGCCATTAGGAGCAGAATACCGTGTCGGAAATAACTGGGCGGAAACCCACTAATTCAAAATGGAGAAAGTGGGCATCAAACGCTTTATGCAATCAAAGAAAACGACAAGGTAAAGATTGTGGTTTAACTATTGATGAGTTGATTATGCTAACACCTAGTCATTGTCCTTGTTGCCAATCAGTTTTAATACCGCAAGGTAAACAGGATAACTCTCCGTCAGTAGATAGATTAGATAACAGTAAAGGATATGAAAAAGAAAATATATGGATCATTTGTCATTCATGCAACTCAAGAAAAGGAAACGTAAAAACTCCATCAATGCTTTATCAAATAGCTGATGCTTGGTGGGCAAAACTAAAGGAAATAAAATGCAAGTTATAATCGTACTTCATGACAAGGAAGGTGAAGATAAAATTGAATACAGTATTTTTGAAAAATACAATGATGGAGAAACTCCAGAACAAATGCTTTCAAGTCCTGCTGTGCAAGTAGGATCTATCTTATCAGGCTTTTTAAAAACAATAGAAAATCACGGTGCGTATTTAGGTGTATTACCAATACTAGAAAGTCAAGAACGTGACTTTGATGAAAATGATTTTAGAAAGAAAATTAAAAACAGAGACGGAAATGTCATTCATGTAAATTTAAACACTATAAAACCAAAAGGAAATGGATAATGAGTACACTATTAATTGATGCAGATGTTATTGCATATCAAATAGCTTTCTCAACAGAAGAACCTATAAGATGGGGACAAGAAGAAGATGAGTTTGCTATATGGACTTTACACAGTGATGAAAAAGATTGTGTAAGAAAAATTAAAGATTATTACAATACACTTACTAACGATACTCAATGTAAAGAATTTATATCTGCATTTAGTGATAAAGATAATTTTAGAAAAGAAATATATCCTGATTATAAATTAAATAGAACTAAACAGAGAAAACCTTTAACTTTAAGTTTCTGTAGGGATTATATTTATAAAAACTACAATGGATTTACTAGACCTAGATTAGAAGCTGATGACATACTAGGAATATTAGGTACAGGAAATACCATAAAAGGTAATAAAATTATTTGTAGTATTGATAAAGACTTAAATCAAATTGCAGGTTTACACTACAATCCAACACTAAAAGAGTTTTACGGTATTACACAAAAACAAGCTGATTATAATTTTTATTATCAATGTCTTGTTGGTGATGCTACTGATAACTACAAAGGTGCACCAACTTACGGTGATGTTAAAGCTAAAAAAACATTAACTACTAAAAAGAAAGATTTATGGAAAGTAGTTAAAGATTGTTTTGTTGAACAAGGATTAACTGAAGAAGATGCTTTAGTACAAGCACGATTAGCAAGAATACTTCGTAATACTGATTACGATTTTAAAAACAAACAACCTATACTTTGGAGTGGTAATGCCTAATAAAAAAATGTTTGAGGAGGCTTTTCCTCAAGATAGACAAATTGGAGGATCTCATTATAAAAATTTTCCTATTCAACCCTATGAATTTATTTCAAAAAATAATCTTTCATTCTTTCAGGGTAATGTTGTGAAATACGTTTGTAGATACTTAGGTAAAGGAACTGCAATACAAGATTTAGATAAAATAATTCATTATTGTGAACTAGAAAAATTAAAACTAAAGGATAAAAAATGAGTGATAACATAGTTAAAAAATGGAAAAAGAAAACTTGGATTAATGCTGATATTTTATTTGAAGATGAGTTTTATGCTCGTACACCAGATTTAAATAAAAGTTTTCCCCCTAGTGTAAATGCTACTTACACAGTAGTCACACAAAATACTACTAGATCAACTTTAGAAGAATTACCAATCGAGGATATTAAAAATGAAAAAACTACTAAAGAAAATCCTACAATGGATAAGTCAAAATCCACCCAAATATAAGTTTGTATTTGTACTTTGGGAAGATGCAAATAGTGATAGCAGTTGGAATGAGTTAACGACTATTGAACAAATGCTACCTACTATATGTATTAGTGTCGGTTTTTTAATAAATAAAACAGAAGATGCTTTTGTCTTAGCATCTGATTTTACTACAGATGAAAAAAATGGCAGGTATACACTCGCTGAGGGTGGTAATACTATGGTCATTCCCACCAAAAACGTACTTAAAGTAATACCTATCCCCCTTAAAATACAACCTAAATAGTTGCTCTCTTGGATATAACGTATGATTTCAAAGGAATTAATTGATTATTTAGAAAAACAATTCCCTAATAAATCACCAGATTTAAACGATAATGAGAGAAAAATATGGTTTAAAGCAGGTCAGTCAAGTGTCGTATCTCATTTAAAAAAGATTTTAGATGATAAAGAAAACAATATTTTAAAAGAAACAGTAATAGGAGATATTAAATAATATGTGTGGATTTTCTAGACCAAAGGTTCCGCCACCACCTCCAACTCCAGCTCCCCCAGCAACAGAAATTAATGCTAGTAGCACGAGATTGAGAGAGAACGCACCTAAAGCACCTCAAACTAAAACATCAAGTAAAGTTAGTTATTCTAAAAAAAGAGGAAAACAAGCTTTAAGAATACCTCTACAAGTTAATGTAGGTTCAGGTGGTTCTGGTGTTAACGTACCTTAATAATTAATATATGCACGATTACAAAACAGCAAAATCAAGATACAATACCTTAGAAGCGATACGAGATCCTTTTTTGGATAGAGCACGAGATAGTGCTGAGTTTACTATTCCATCAATAATGCCTCGTGAGTATCACAGTAAACACACTACTTTACATACTCCATATCAAGGTATAGGTGCTAGAGGCACTAATAATCTTTCATCTAAGCTACTTCTAGCTTTACTTCCCCCAAATCAACCTTTCTTTAGACTAACACTTGACGAGTTTACTTTATCTGAACTTTCAGGACGAGATGATATGAAAGGTGAATTTGAAAAAGCTATGGGTTCTATTGAACGAGTAGTTATGAATGAAATGGAAGTTAATAATTTTAGAACTGCTTTGTTTGAAGCTATTAAACATTTAATTATAGCAGGTAATGTTTTGCTTTACATTACACCAGATTTAAAAATGAAAGTTTACCATCTTGATAGATTTGTAATTAAAAGAGATGGAATTGGTAATGTATTAGAAATAATTACAAAAGATATGGTTGCACCATCTGCATTAACAGATGAGCAAAAAGAATTGATTGAAGGGGATAGAGAAAAAGACGGTTATGATGACACTTGTGAGATTTACACTTGTGTTAAATTGGCACCAAATGGTAAAAAATGGAACGTACACCAAGAGATAAATGAAAAAGTTATACCATCATCTGTTGGTTCTTATCCTTTAGATAAAAACGCATTCATACCACTTAGATATACTTCTATTGATAATGCTGATTATGGTAGAGGATTTATAGAAGAATATATTGGAGATTTAAGATCACTTGAAGCTTTATACAGAGCTGTAGTTGAGGGATCAGCGGCCGCTAGTAAAGTTTTATTTTTAGTAAAACCAAATGGATCAACTCGTTTAAAAACATTATCTGAAAGTCCTAACGGTGCAATTCGTGAGGGTGATGCCTCTGATGTATCTACACTTCAGGTTAATAAATTTTCTGATTTTAATATTGCATTTCAAACAATGAGATTAATTGAAGAAAGATTACAATTTGCATTTATGCTTAATACTTCAGTACAAAGAAATAATGACAGAGTTACTGCTACTGAAATTAATTATGTATCTAAAGAATTAGACGATAGTTTGGGTGGTTTGTATTCTTTATTATCACAAGAATTACAGTTACCACTAATTAATAGATTGATGTTCCAAATGGAAAAGAAAAAAGCATTACCTGCTTTACCTAAAGATAGTATACGTCCTAAAATTGTAACAGGACTTGAAGCTTTAGGTAGATCAAGTGATTTACAAAGACTTAATACTTTTGTTAATCAGCTACAACCTTTTGCACAACAACTAATGACATACTTAAATTTAGATGAGTATGTTAAACGAGTTGGTACTTCTTTGGGTGTAGAGATGGAAGGTTTAATTAAATCTCCAGAACAAATACAAGCAGAACAACAAGCTATGCAACAGCAGATGATGATGGAACAAAACTCACCAGCTGTTGTTAAAGAAGGTATGGGTATGGTCAGGGATAGTTTTAAAAACCAAAGGGAGAAAACTAATAAGGAGAACTAATGGTTGATAAAGTAGAAGTTCCTGCTGAGGAATCAAAAGAAACACAAGAATACATTGATGAAATGTCTAAGAAAGCAGATGATGCTAATAACATTGAAACAACTGAGCCTACACCTAGTACAGAACCTCAGAAAGATGAATTAATTTTAGGTAAGTTTAAATCTCAAGAAGATTTAATTAAATCTTATCAAGAGTTAGAAAGAAAACAATCTGAGCTTTCTAAACCAAAAGAAGAAGAAGCAACTAAAGAAGATAAACCTTTAGAAGCCGATACAAAAGTTAATTTTGATTTTTCATCTGCTCAAAAAGAGTTTGATGAAAATGGTGAGCTGAGCCAAAATACTATTGATGCTTTAGAGAAAGCAGGATTACCTAAATCTTATATAGATAATTATATAGCAGGTTTAGATGCTGTTGCTCAACAGTTTGAACAACAAGCTTATCAAAGCACAGATGGCGAAGAAAACTATAAACAAATGACTGATTGGGTAACTCAAAATTTACCTGAAAGTGAAATAAAACAATTTAACGATAACATTAGTAAAGATAATGAAACAGCTTTATTTACTATTAAAGGTATGTATGCTCGTTTCCAATCTGAAACTAAAGAACCTAGTTTAACTACAGGCACCAACGCACAGCAATCAGGTTCCGCTTATGAAAGTGTGGCCCAAATGAAAGCTGATATGTCTAATCCTAAATATGCTACAGATAGTGCATTTAGAAAAATGGTAGCCGATAAAATATCTAGATCAAAAGTTATCTAACAAAATTCTAAGGATAAATTGCTGTCCTAGAATAGCAAGTAAAAGTAAGACTTAACCCGTCTGAGGACGGACAATTCTGAAACTGAAATTACTACGCTTTATTAGCAACAACCTATAATAACATAAGGAGATATATATAATGTCAAATTATACTGTATCAAACATAGGTCAGAATGCTGGTGCTGGTAGTACAACTGCAAGCTTTTTAAAAGTATTTGCAGGCGAAGTTATTACTGCTTTTGAAACAGCAAACTCGACTTTAGACAAACACATGGTGAGAACTATCTCATCAGGTAAGTCGGCTCAATTTCCAATCGTAGGTAAAGCGTCAGCTTCATACCACACAGCAGGAAATGAGATCACAGGTGGTTCAATCACTCACAATGAAAGAACAATCTCTATTGAAAATCTTTTAATAGCACCAATCTTTATTGCAAAGATTGATGAGGCTATGGCACATTATGATGTCAGATCCATCTATTCAAAAGAGCTAGGTAGAGCACTTGCAAACCAAATGGATAAGCACGTTTACCAAAACATTCTACTTAACAGTAGAGAGTCAGCGGCTTCTCCACAAGCGGCAGGTCAACAAATTACTGATGCTGACTTTGCAACTTCTGCATCTTCTGCGGCGGCTACTATTTTTAGTGCGGCTCAGAAATTAGATGAAAATGATGTACCAGCAGATGACAGATATTGTGCTGTTTCACCTGCGGTATACTACAATCTAATCCAAGCAACTACTGTTATAAACAGAGATTGGGGTGGAAGTGGTTCTTACTCTGATGGTAAAGTTTTAAAAGTTGCAGGTATAAATATTGTACCTACAAACAACTTGCCATCTACAAACATTACTACTGGAACTGATGCAGGTTCATCTACAAATTTTGCAGGTGACTTCTCAAACACAGTTGGTGTTGTTTGGCAGAAAAATGCAGTTGGAACAGTTAAGTTAATGGATTTAAGTACAGAAATGGACTACCAAATCCAAAGACAAGGAACATTGATGGTAGCAAAATATGCTATGGGTCATGCTCCATTGAATCCAATCTGTTCAATTGAAATCAAAACTGCGTAATTAATTACGTTGTTTTCTTGGGAGGCGAGGTTAACACAGACAACTCGCCTCTCATTCAATCTTTAATTAAAAAATTTATTTATGACAACTACAGTAACAACTAAACTTGAAGCAATTAATGTAATGCTTACAGCGATAGGAGAAAGTCCTGTTAACACAATTACATCTTCAACAACTACTGATGTGTCTATTGCAATTCAAATATTAGATAATGTATCTAGAGAAGTTCAAAGTGTTGGTTGGCATTTTAATAGTGATAAAAATTACAAGCTAGTTAAAAACACAGCAGGAGAAATTGAATTACCATCAAACTGTTTAAGAGTTGATAATTCAAGTAAAGATGCTGATTTAGATTTAGTAGAAAGAGCAAGAAAACTTTGGGATAGAGAAAACCATACTTATATTATTAATAAAGATGTTAGAGTTGATATTACTTGGTTTTTAGATTTTATAGAATTACCTGAAACAGCTAGAAGATACATAACAATTAGAGCCGCTAGAATATTTCAAGATAGAATGTTAGCCTCTGAAACATTACACGCTTTTCATCAAGTTGATGAACTACAAGCTTTATCTTCATTAAAAGAACATGAGGGAGATACTAGAGATCACAGCATCTTTGATAACTATAGCACTTATAGAGTTATAGACAGGGACAATTATCAACCTGCTAAAACCACAATTACAGATGAATAATGAGTGCAAGATTAATTTCAAATTCAATTCCAAATTTATTGAATGGAGTTTCTCAACAACCTGATACTGTAAAGTTACCTAATCAAGCAACTATTCAAGAAAATGGTCTTTCAGATATTATTACAGGTTTAGGTAAAAGACC